GCTTTGGATCTCAAGGATGTGCGCTCGACAGATGAACCGGAGACGGTCTTAGAGAAAGTGACCGGTGAAGTGACGGACCTTCGCGAGCAAGTCGAAACGCAGAAAGACGAGATCGCGGACCTACAGGCGGCTGCGAAAGACGGCGAGGCGTATCGCGACGCGCGCGTTGAAGAGGCGATCAAGCAGGGCGTCCGTGCGTATGGCGACGACTTTGATGAAGAGTATCATCGCGAGTATTACGGCGACATGCCGCTGGAGAAACTCGAAGATCATATCGCCCAGAACAAGAAAAAAGGCGATGCGGCGTTAGCAGCGGGCAGATCGACGACCGATGAGCATGAACCGCCCCCAGAGCGAAATAAACGGACACCGCGTCAACGGAAACGTCGGTGGCGGTAGCAGAATGGCAAAGAGGCAAAGAGGCAATCGGCAAGAAAGATAAGAGGGTATCGTTAAACGAAAACCTCTTTACTGATCGCCGATCGCCGATCGCCGACAGCCACCAAAAAGGAGGATTAGACGATGGCTTTGAAGGAACACCCATTTTTAGCAACGACCAGTTTCAAGCATGATAATAAAACGATCAAGTACGATATAACCGCCCCGAATCGTAGCACGGCGGTCGGCAAGGTGTATAAGCTCAATGCGGAGGGCGTTGCCGAGTTGCCAGCCGATGGCGAAGCGTTCGATGGCGTGATTATCGCTGTTGATGCCACACAGATCACCGCTGCGTACCTGTTCGGTGGGTTACGTGTCCCGCTTGCGAGCAACGAGACGGTCAAACGGGGCGATAAACTCGTCGCTGGACTCGGACCGAGTAACGCGAAAGGGTATGTGAAAGCCGTGAGCGCACCTGCGGATTTACCGACGGACTTAGCCGATATTGCGGCTTCGGATGTTGGCAACGCTGCGGGGATAACGACGGCTGAAAATGCAGGACGGGCACAAATCAATAGTGTCTCGGCAACGGTTGCTGCGCTTGTTGCGGCTTTGAAGAGCAAGGGCACTGTACTGGAGTTTGACACGACGCATGCCCTGATCACAACGGCAGGTTAGCGGTTAGTGGTTAGCGATTAGTGGTTAGCGGTTAGCGGTTCGTAAAGAGGCACCTGATTACTATCACCTAAAAGGATACGTAGCACCCGCCCTAATGGCTAAAAGTGAGCGTAGCGAACGCCCTAACACCTAACCGCTACTAAAAAAAGGAGAAAGACAAAATGACTTTAATGACGACACGAGAGGTCGTAGAAAGGTATGGGAATGCGTCGCAGCGTGCTGGGCTTGTCGAGCAAGCCGCGGATGCGGGTATGCCGTTTTCTTCGTACCTTGATTCTCAATACGATCCAGAGAAAGACGGTGAGTTGAGTGCCAACGATGAACGCCTCTCCGCGTTTGAGGTCGTACTCGACGAGTTGGAGATGACCACAGAGTGTAATCCTGCGGCGGGCATCTGGCCGACGCGTACGGAAGACGTGATTGGCGATCCTGGCAAAGAATTAGCACTCAAAGAGATGTGTTTGAACGCGTATCGGAGTACGGTGTATCGTCCGCAGATCGAAGCGGCGGCACGCAAATCCGAACGTCGGGCGCGTTGGGAACGTGCTGGCACTTTCCAGGATGTCCACGACACCCCGCCTGGCTCAACGATCACGCCTTACTACGATGCGATGGCACATTGGGACGAAGACGTGGAAGTCGATATCGCGCTTGAGGAATTGACGACGCGCATGGCAGAGACGAATAAAAAAGACTACCGTGCGACCATCCTGAAGTACGACGAAGATGCGTTCCGTGAGGAGCAGCGTACCCCTGGGGCGGATCCCCCGATGGCGACCTTCGACACCTCTGAACGCCCGATCCAGCCGAAAAAGCGGATGTTAGCGATTCCGTTCACGTATGAGCACCTGCGTGAGGTCGAGTTTATTGACAAAGTGATGGAACACGTTGAGGAGATCGCTGTCCAGCGGATCATGGCGAAGGTCGACGAAGGTCTCGAGACGATGCTTCATGGTGCTGGTGGCGAGAACCTCGGTGGCACGATCCTTCGGCTCCAGGAATTGGATGCCGATGCGACGGATACGATGACCCCGAAAGCGTGGCTCTCGCTCCAGAAGAAGTTCAAACGTTCTTATATGCTGACCTCTGCGATCGGGTATGACCCGGATATCACGGATCTCCAGTTAGCGAAAATCGCTGGCACGAATGTGATGTTGGTCAACATGAACGAGCGTCCCAACGCTGTCATGAGCGGTTATGGCGGAAACTTCTCCGTGATGAACCAGTTGTCGCAAGGGATTCGGGTTGGGTGGCACGACTACCTTCAAGACCGAATTCAGGCGGGGTCTGGGAACACCGCGACGAAACACAACGCCTTTGTGGTGTATGACAAGCGGAAAGCCGTCGAGTACGTGTCTCAAATGAACACGGACATCATCGAGACGACACGCGACATGCTCAAGCAGGTCGAATACATCGTCTGCTCCGAGATCTGGGGCTGGATCTCCTATCAGCCGAAAAAGGCGATCTACATCGTCGTGCTCGGTGAAACGGGTTCCAAGACGCTGAAGGTGTTGGAATAGGAGGGCGGTTAGCGGTTAGCGATTAGCGGTTAGTAATTAGTAAAGAAGGGTTTTGTTAAACGACGAGGAACCCGCTATCAAAAACACGTTCTTTCCTAATTGCTGAAAGGGTTTCGTAGAAACCCGCCCTAATTGCTAATGGCTAAAAGGGTGCGTAGCACCCGCCCTAATTGCTAATGGCTAAAAAACGCCCTATATGAGGAATCAGCGATGCCGGTAACGATACTCACTCCAACACATTACAATGCGGTGCGAGGGTTGATTGCGCCGGATGTCACGGCGGATCATATCTCGGATGACTATCTATCGCAGCAGCCCTTCGCCCCGGATGCCGAGCGCGAGGTGCGGAAACGCTTACGGGCGGAGAACATTGATGTCGACGCATTGACAGGCGAACCCCTGGAGGTTGCGAGATTAGCGATGATGCATCAATGTGCTTCGGAGTTGTGTGTCGTCGCGGCACAAATCCTTCAGTCAGACCAGATCGAAGTTGTTACGCGGGTTCAGGAAATTAACTGGCAAGAGAAGCGTGCCTTCCATCTTGCGAAGGTCACCGAGAAGGTTTCGGATGTTGTTACAGAGGTTCAGGCATCCGGGTCGCCTGTGGGTTCCCAGACGAAACGGCGACTTCCGTTTGCGGCGGTCGGCACGGAGCGTCCGGAGACCGAAGTGCCGAGGTATCCGTCTCGGCGCGTTGATACCTATAACGATTAGCGGTTAGCAATTAGTTGTTAGCAATTAGCGATTAGCAGTTCGTAAAGAGGCACCTAATTACTATCACCTAAAAGGGTGCGTAGCACCCGCCCTAACAACTATCAGTGAGCGTAGCGAACGCCCTAATTGCTAAAAGCGAACGGAGTGAGCGTGCTAATATGCGTTTTCGGATTCCGCCACAACACAAAGAAACCGTGACAATCGTGTGTGAAGATGCCTATGAACGAGGCACTCGTGAAACCGTCGCTGAAGATGTTGTCTGTATGATCCAGCCGATCACGTCTGGTATTCCACAGCGAGATGCAACGCAATTGCGAGAAGGCATCCCCGTAGCACAAGCAGAGAGGGTCGTGTTGCTATCGAAACCCGATACGCGGATAAAAAAAGGACATCTTCTGATACGGGCGGATTCAAGTGAGTTCCGTATTTTGGATGTTTTACAAATGAAAGGCAGCTCTGTGATGCGTCTGTATCTGAGAGGACAAGGAGTGTTATAGTCATGCTTGACATAAATTTTGAAACGATTCAGAGAGCAGAGGCACTCGTCGATCGGATCAGTGCGGGTTTAGGGAACTACAGGCGGTTCTGGACAGATTTCGTGGCACCGTTCGTTTACGATGAAATTGATGATATTTTTCACACAGGCGGTCGCGGTGCGTGGGCGGCGTTAGATCCGTTGTATGCGGCGCGGAAGTCTCAGGCTTTTCCAGGGAAAGGGATTTTGGAGCGTGCCGGTACCTATCGGGATGCGGCGACAACGCCGAGTCATGCGAACAGTCTCGCTGAGGTGGGTCCCACGGAGTTGGTCTTAGGTGTAAGTGGTTTGGGTTACCCCGCATTTCATGAAGAAGGCACCGAGGACCTGTCGGCGCGACCCGTTTACGAACTCATCGCGGCGGGTGAACGGTTTGAGGAACGGATCGGTCAACTCGGCGAGAAATGGCAACGTGAAGAAATTACTGCCGCGGAAAGGAGCTTCAGATGAACGAAATGGAACACCAGCTGGTGGATAAGACGCTCGAAAGTATACATCAACTTGAGGTGAAAATCGTGGAGATGCAAGGTGAACTCCACTCCCTTGTCGAGCGTAATGACACGCAGTATCGCAGCCTTTCAGAGAAACTCGATAGAAGTATCGCGACGGATACCGAACGTCTGAACAAACACAGTACCGAGTTAGACAACCACACGGAACGGCTGGCGACGTTGGAAGAATGGAAAAAGCAGTTTGAAACGGCAATAACGAATCGGATTGCGGTCTCACAGAGCGTTGCGTCGATAGCGGCGATCATCATCGCGTATTTGCTGACGAAGTTTTTTTGAAGTGGAGGCATAGAAACGATGGCAAGAAAAACAGACGAATTAGACTCAACTGTAACGAATATCGGCATATTCATCTATGCGACGTTACTGACGGCATCCCTGTTTGTATCGGATTGGTGGTTCGGCAAAGCGTACCTGACCCCGACGTTAGTGGGCATCCTCATCGGTGCCCCGCTCGGCTGGATCGGTTCAAGCGTGAACTACTTTTTTCAACGAAAGCAGGAGAGGAAAGACGAGAATGAAAAACAATGAAGCACTTCGGCAGCTGCTCATCACTGAAGAGGGTTGCGATATAGAGGCATACAAAGATTCCGAAGGGGTTTGGACGGTCGGTATCGGGCATAACCTCGAAACTGATCAGACGGAAGAAGAGTTGGCGATCTTGGGGCTTGACGACGAATTAGAGGATTGGGAAGGGTTCACAATCACCGAACAGCAAGCATTTGAACTCTTTGATCTGGATGTTGAGGAAGCCATCAACGATCTTTATCCAGCGTTCACCGATGAAGATATAGCAAAGTTGAATGAGACGCGGTGTGCCGTTTTGATTTCGATGGTCTTTCAGATGGGCGGTGCGGGTGTCCGCAAGTTCAAGAATTTCGTGAAAGCTGTGAAAACAGAGGACTGGGACACCGCGGCAGAAGAGATGATCTATGCGAATCCGAAGGTGAAGCGGTATTCACGGTGGTACACGCAAACCCCGGAACGCTGTCAACGCGCCGCGGCTGCGATGCGGACGGGTTCCTTTGAGGGAGACACCGAGTCCCCCGCAGCAGATGCGCACGAACCCTCTTCAGAAGGACTCAGTGCATATACATCGACAGAACTCCTGCAAGAGCTGATCCGTAGGGAGCAAAGTTAAGTAAATGACACACCGTCGGGCAGAGATCATTGATGCCCTTGAGGCACTTTTCGAGCCGCTCCTGGAACCCTCTGAGTTTCCTTTGCGGCTGAAGGTGATACAGCGACGTTACGCGAATTGGACCACACTCGATCAGCAGGGGGCTCTACCATGTCTGATGCTGAATTTTGGTGGGTTTCGCAAGCGAGATGGGGGTGCGAATGCGGAGTTTGCATCGCTCAACGAAACGGAAGAAATACTTCTCATAACGCTTGATGTGGTGCTCAAAGAGTCGGCTGAGATGCCGAAGGCACTGACGGATCAGGTCTCAGATGTTATCTACACTGTGGAACGGCTCATCAACGGGACCCCGGATTTGGATGTTGAGGGTGTGTGTCGGACGCGAGTTGTAGAGATGGACACGAGTCAAGGAAAAGCCACTGCCCTTATCGGCACTCCGTTTGAAGTGCTCCGGTTTAGCATAAATGTGGTTCACGTATACCCATCAAACACATCGGTGTAGATAGCGAATAGCGGTTAGCGAATAGCAGTTAGTAATTAGCGGTTAGCGGTTGGCGGATAGTGGATAGCAGTTAGCAATTAGCGGTTGGTAAAGAGGTACCTAATTGCTATCACCTATCAGTGAGCGTAGCGAACGCCCTAACAACTATTAACATGGAGGACAGAAGAATGGCAACGAGACAAATAAAAGCCGAAGATACGTCTATGGTTTTTGGGCGGGGTCCCAACATTACGGATAGGAACGACCTCGTCAAAAACGGGGATGGGAAGATCCGGGAATATCTTGTGACATCGTGGGAGCACGACGAGGATTCCGATCTTATTGAGAACGAAGCACTCAGTCCGGGGCGTGCGGGTGTTCCCGATGAAATCAATTTTTTATGGGGATCGGGACCCTTTTCGGTGCAGGTTCCTTCAGAAAATGGGTTTCTGGATCTGATCCAGCCACTTTTGAATGACCCGACCCCTGTGAGCGTTGCGATACCGGATAAGACGCTTGTTCCGGCGGGGGTGAATTTAGCGGATATTGTTGCGGCAAACTACTTCACTGACACAGCGAATGCGACGGTGAAAGTCGTTGATGCCCAGAACCTGATGGGTGCCCCCAATGCCAATAAGACGATCACTGATAACTTAGGTGCTTATGAAAATGAACTCACACTGACGGTTACACCAAATGGTGATGCGGATCTGACGAGTTCTTCAACAGATGCAACGATCGTTATCACTTACACAGACGCGGATGGCGAGAGTCAAACAATAACACTGACTTTCGCGGATGCGGCGAAAACCACTGCACAGATGACGAGTTTGCCTGCGGGTGCTACGATTACGCGGGTTCGATCCACAGGCTGGAGTGCTGGCACGTTTAGCATCACGACAGCGATTGCCGGGAACATCGTCCGGAATCCTGAATTGGATCGTCCGGGTCGACTCCGCGTGAAATATACCGCTGGCACGAACAATCTCACGGGTCATACGCTGCTGGTTCGGGGAGTGCGGCGTGTGGGGCTGGCTTCGAACGATACATTGCCATTACGAGAATCTATCGAACTCGGTGCGGATGTCCTCTCTGCGAAGTATTTTCACAGAATCAACAAGGTCGAAGTCAAGAAGCCCGATGGTACGGTTGCGAGCAGTCTTACCGCGGACGACGGCACCGTCGAGATTGTTGCGGAACCCGGTGGCTATGAGACGAAGTTAAAGGTCACCAACGACGATCCAGAAGGTTTGTCATTTGAAGCGGATGTCGGCGGTGAGCCGCGAGTGGTGACACGCGGGGTATTTATCAGCGGGAACATTGAAATCGGAGACACGATCGGCGCGACGTTTGAGATGCTATCGAATCGTGTTGATAAACGCCAAACGCTTGAAAATAGGGACGATGAGCAGTTCACGTCGATGATGCAGAAAGACAGAGAAGACCATCCTACAGACCTTTCAGCTCGCGATTTTCAGCGGGTCTCGTCTCGTTTCTATTCGGGGCATGGCAGATTTTTGGAAATCGATGGTGAGGCGGTTATTTGCAACTCTGTCGGACTGGATATTGCGCACAATTACGACTTCGTACAGGGAAAGGTGCCGGGGATGTTTCGTCGAGACACGGATGCGACGGCACGCCGCTTAACAACGGCATCGGTGAATACCAACTACGAGTCTGGCTCAGATGAGGAAGATGTTTTTGTGAGGTGGGACCAGAAGTATCGGAATCGGGAAAAAGTGGATGCGCGCGTTGCGACGTATCAGTTTTTAGGGAACGGACGGCAATTATCGATTATCTATCGTATGCGGAACTGCGATATCCAGTCGCCTGTGCGTGTGCCTGCGAATTCGCCGGGGGTCGTCCCTGTGACAGTAGAGTTGAAGGCTTTGCCGCAACCAGGTCAAGTTGATGGTGAGATCGAGGTCACGATCATTAGTGATGATCAGTGGGTATAAGTTTGAACTGTGGTTTTTGTGATGATGTGATTAGCCATGATTGGAAGTGGGCGAGGGAATCCAAAAGATACCTCGCCCGCCAGGAGGTTAGGAGGTACGGATAGATTCTAATTCAGTTTGCCATTTACGAAGCCGTTTATTCATAGTGTCATTTTTTGTGTCAGGAAATTCTTTTCGAAGTAAAAGGCGTTTTTGGTCGATATTCATATTGGAAGGCAAGGAAAGGAAAAACGTATATGCATCTTCGTAATCATCACCACGATTCGCACGACCTACTTTCTGGCAATGTGCTTTTGAAAGAATTTTAGGAGGTTTAACAACACCTTCATTATCGTTAGTTTGCATGCTTCCTACATACCATCTACGAACCCATTTGTTAATAGTATAGCGAGGAACGATGTCAAGGAATTTCTCATGGAGCATATCACGTTTTTCCGATACATTCATATTAGATGGTAAAGAAAAATAATATTCATACACATCATTATAGTAGGGGCTCCTTTGAGCAGCACTTATTTTTTCACATACATCTTGCGGGCGCGATCGTCCGCGAAGTGCAAGCCCCACTTTTTCTCTACATGCTTTTGAGTGCAGTATATCAAGGTTAGATGGTTTTTTGCCTTTCATGGCAGTGCTAATGTTTTTACGGTGTTCGCTTGATAGTTTTTTTCCTTGATGAGCGTTGGACATCTGTTCACGAGATTCTTCGGAATGAGAAAGACCTGAGGTGCCCCCAGCACCGCGCGTGCGATTGTACCCATTAGGTACCAAAGTGCCGAATTTCGCTATATATGCTTTTTCTAAATCGGATAATAATTCAGGAAAAACATCTTCTTCGAGAATCTTATACATAAAAGCATCGCGCCCATACTCTTCAAGGTCACTTGCAAGCTCTTGACTGCCATGTCCAGTCAAATGTTTTCTGATTCTGTTGGACTTCGGTTCATGAATTGAGATACCGATATAAGACTTCTGATTTACAATGTTGGTAATTTTGTAGATGGATCCCATAATATGTCAAGCTCCTGTAGGTTTGGGGACCTCGCTTGACAGATTCTATTGGAAGGATATATAATAGAAAATGCCAAGAGCAAGATTCCAGTTGTCCAGACTGAGTTAATTGTTTTTTGGTAGGGGCGGTTGCACCCGCCCCACTACCTTCCTAGCATTATAGCATTTTCCCCACTTTTTAGCAAGAAAAAAGTTAGCAAAAATGAGTCGTCACCAATGTTTGTGGCTATTATATATTGTGGAGGAATAGATGCCAGAAAAGAGCATACAGGAACAACTTGACGCGCAAATCAAAAAGAAGCGGGTGTCGCAAGTCGTTGAATACTCAGAGGCTCCAGCACTCACGTCCGATGCTTTTGAAAAAGACGATCGGGAATCAGCAATCGTGACAGTGAACTTCAAGGATATATCGGCGCGTATTGTGGAAAGTTCAGATGCCCCGAAGTTGACGGTCGAAGTCCTGAAAACGAAAGGCAAACCTATCAAGACGGTTGAAATGTTCTGGGACGACCAGATGTGGACAGTGAAAGTATGGGACGGCAAGCCGTTGGATGTGGAAGTCGCGCATCTGAAGATACTTGAAGAATACCTCGGTCAGGAACACGATGGTGTGGCGATGGACGAACGGGACCGTGCCGTTGCGAATTTGTTGCTTGGCAAGCTGATGTATGATCCACCGTTCTCCCATAACGGTGAGGGTGAAGGGTCTCCTATTGAGGCGCGTTCGTCGATTATGATAGATGCGCTCTGTAGTGCTTACGGTTCTGTCAATAATTCAACGCAAGATTCGATTTATCAAGTGACCGTCCGTCGGGGTGTCCCTGCGGATGCGTTTGCGTTATTAGGCGATACGTTTGAATGGTACCCAGTCGGCGGCACGTCGAAAAAGTATGTGGATATGTCGAAGGACGAACTCGCCGCGACGGTCGCCAGTAAAACGGCAGAGCGTCAGGTGCTGGTCCCCAAGATGATTCTGGATCCGGTGCTTTCGTATAAAGAGATTGACGAAACCGAGGTGGATGTAGAGGCAATAGAGGACTTAGACATACCGGAAGGTGCGCCGTACCCCGTTGAATACTTATCGGAACGGTTCATGCAAACGTTGATGGAAGCGCACAGGGTTGTGAATATCCCTGAAGCGGGGTTGAGGTCCCTGCAACGTCACTTTCGATCTCTCGCAAACTCCGAACGGGAGAACGAGGCTGGCGAATCTGTGGGCGATGACGGAGGGTAGGTGTATGCCGTCGGATCGGGCATGTCCAGATGCGGATATCAACTACAAGCAGACGTATGACACCATAATATTTGAGGCTTACTGTGCAGAGATGGAGGCGCGACGGAAGAAATAAAAAATGGGTGGGAAAACCGAGAGTCCCACCCATTTCCATAAGAACAGGAGTTAACCTTTTCGATTGGGGAAAATGCGTGGAAGCACTCCACACGGTGGCGGAAGTCCATAGAGTTCGATCACTTAACAAGTGTGCCTGCCATCGGTTACCGGACAACACTTTTATGTGAGGAATACTTCCATCCATCCTTGGGTAAGCCGGACAACTTCCGCAATCATGAACAGTATAGCACGATTCCAAAAAAATTGGGAAGTTATTAATTTTTAGGTGTTGTCTGCATCAGGATTTACAGGATGCAAGGATTTACAGGATTGGGGAACGTCCGATGGATCGCCTTCTTGCTTTTTGAGGCGGTCAAGGTATTCAAGATTTGTTTCGTGTGCCTGTATGATGGGTTGATACACATCCAGAATCTCGACTTCTACATCTGCATTGTCATCATCCACATAAGGCAGAATAAACAGGTCTAAATGTGAGGCAGGCGCAATCACTTTCGCCTGGAAAAAAGCAGATTCCGATCCGTCATCGAAATGGTATTCTACGGACACACGGGCAGTGACGATACTTTCAGCGGATAACACGCCTTGGTCTTTGATTCTGATAAGTTGTTTGGGGGTTGGATTTTGGTTAGCCATTGAGAAGGTCTCCTGGGTTGTTGTTTTCTAACTCGGATTGCCATTTCTTTACCCAATCATAAATTGTTCTGCGATTTACATTGGGCATTTTCTCACGTAGAAATTTGCGTTTTTCTTCGGTCGTTAGATTACATGGTAGAGACATAAATAACTCGTATCCTTGCTCTTGATTCTTTTGCCTTTCATATTTTTTTACAGCACTGTCATTAGGCTGCCACTTATTGATCCATCTCTGGATAGTTCCTTGTAGAACATCAGGGAATTTAGAATAGCATTGTACCCTTTTTTCCTGTATATCCAAGTTTGGAGGTAAAGTCAAGAAAAACTTGTGGACATCATAATATTTGGGGTGCCTATGACCGAGTGCGCTAACACTGGGATCACCCCATTTTTGAATCCATCTACCGATGGTGCTTTTTAGAACATCGGGAAATTTGGCATAACACAACTCTCTTTTCGCTATTAGGTTCATCTCTGAGGGTAGTGAGAAAAAATAATTTTTCACATCATAGTGTTTTGGGTGTTTAGCGGGCTCAGATTTAATACCTGACCACTCACGTACCCAACGATGGATATTAGTTTCGTGTGTCAAGTAAGAGAATTCTTCTAAGAGCAGCTTACGTTTTTCTGAGAGCGATAAGGTGTCGGGTAAAGAGAAATAAAACTCTTTCGCTAAATGTTTAGGAGGTCTCCTTTCATTCCACATACGTTGGGCATTTTCAGATTTTTTGCGGAGGGTCTCCTCCGAAACTTTATAGCCTTCAGCGCGTTTTTTGGCTTCACGCTCTTTGGCTTTTTCGGACATAAGTTGGCGCGTTTCAGGAGAATAGTATCTGCCAGTAGACGCTTTACGCAATTTCTGGCGAGTTTCTTCTGACACAATATAGCCATCAGCATATTTTTTCGCTTCACGGGCTATGGCTGCTTCTGACATTCTCTGACGGGTCTCTTCTGAAGGATTAACGCCTCCCATCCCGCCCTCGTTCAGATTATAACCGTGGGGTGCTTTGGTATTGTATTTCCTAATGGCTTGTATTTCAAATTCATTTAATAGTTCGGGAATAATACCTTCATGAAGAATTTCAACAGAGAAATTCTCTTTGCCGTACTTTTTGATACTGCGACTTAATAGTTTACACCCTTCGGAGTGCCCCATAAAATGTTCATAAATTCGCCTTTTAAGATGTATAGTTTTACCAATATAACACTTATTGTTAATCGTATTTCGAATGAGATAAATTACACCGTACATAAGTTTTCTCCTGTTGAGTAATGTGGGCAGGAAACCCCGCCCACGTATTAGGTTTAGAGACAGACAAGCAACCGTTCATCAAAGACGTTCGCAACATCGTCGCAGACCTGACGTGTGATTGTCAGTCTGCCGTAGCGGATCACGACAAGGCTGGTATCTTCACCAGTGCCGATAACGAGATCAGCAGCAGCATTGATTCTCGCAAACACCTTTGAATAGATGCCGTCAGTATAGTTCGGATAAAGCCACCAGCGGTAGGAATTGCCAAGGGGTTGTCCTTCATACCGGACGGGTTCACTTTCAAATTCCCGTTCTTCTGCGAGTCGAGTGTGGATCTGTTCGTTGCAGAGATTGTCAACACAGAAAAGATGGGAATGTATCAGAGTATCGGCATCTGAATAGTCTGGTGCTTTTATGGGGGTATCGGGAACGTTGGAATTCAAGACGTAATGATGCGCGGCAAAGAGTAACTTCAGTTGGTGCGTAAGGAATTTGGGAGTCATAATAAATGTCGAGCTCCTGCTGGAGCATCCCATCACAATGATTGCGATCGGATGACTCCAGTGTAGGTTAGGGGACCTCGCTTGACATTCTAATTAGGAAAAGGTATAATTAAAAACGTCAAGTCGAAAAATCCAGTGATGTGGTTTTAGTAGATTCTGACACGGGAAGGGTGTCCGCCCTTCCCACTTTTCCTACCTATTATTATAGCATTTTCCCCACTTTTTGTCAAGAAAAAACGCGTTATTTTTCAGATTTTTTGCTGATAACATAACGCGTGCATCGCACATTTTGTAGGCTTCGTCAATTAACGATTCCCCAAAAAAGAGAGTCATCATATGGCAGACGTACAAATTCGATTTCGCGCCGATTCCTCCGCTGCGAGAAAAGAAATTCAGCAATTAAAAAGCGAGATAATAGATCTCGGTCAACATTTAGGTGGAACTGAGCGATCGGCGGATGCTACCGGGAAGGAGGTCCAGCAACTCGGTCAGCGGTCGCGACAAGCTGCGATGGTGGTTGATGTATTGGGGGATGAGTCCCAACGTGCATCGCAGCAGATACGTGGGTTAGGGAATGCTGCGTCACGCGTCAGCAAAGAAACACAGGATATGACGCGGGGCTTTGATAGAGCGCGTGGCGGTGCCCAAACCTTTACACGCTCGCTTGGCGGTTTAAGGGGAATTGCTACTGCATTAGGGATTGGTATCGCTGCTAACGAGATGCTTCAACTTGGACGTGCAAGTATCCGTGCTGCCGTTCAGATAGATGCGGCGACACGGGCGTTAGGTGTATTGCTTGGGAGCGCGGCCGAGGCAGAAATCCAAATCCGATCTATACAGGATTTGGCGGACGAACCTGGACTCCGATTCCGGCAGGCTGTTGATGGCACGGTCGCATTGCGAGCGATCGGCGTGGAGGCAGAAACGACGACACGGATTCTCAGAGAGTTAGCGAATGCCGCTGCATTTTCAGGTGGAGCGGGTGAATTTGAGCGTGGGTTGCTCGGATTCCGGCAGCTCATTCAACGTGGAAGAATTTCTCAGGAGGAGCTCAACCAGCTCACCGAGAATTTGGGCTTGGCTTCGAGAGCAATTCGTGAGGAATGGGGAACTGTACTCGCGGAGGACATCCAAGCACAACTCGACAGAACCGGTCAAACGATTGATGATTTTGTAGAACGAACTTTGACGGCGTTTGAGCGGTTAGAACGATTCCCGCTGGATGCGCCGGCCGTTAAACTTAAAAACTTGAGCAATTCAGCATTCGAACTTTCAGCGGCCATCGGGGATCACTTCCTTCCAATATTGGCAAGCGGTGCTGAGGGTTTGACACGGTTCTTTGATGGACTCACGGAGTTGATTTCTAACACGGACGCAGCAACGGAATCAGTTGAGAACTTTCGGGAAGCGATCGTGGAAGCGGATACCGCCATTGGCCGCGAGGATGCTATTCAAAACCGCATCCGCTTTCTGCGGGAGTATATCGCCGAACTCAAGGAAGTGGAGCGGAACCAAGGCATCTTTGACAGGCGGGGACGGGCACAAGTCGGTGGCGAAATCGCAAGTGAGCAGACGGAATTGGGGCGATTAGAGCGGATCCAAGCGGGGGACCCTGAAGTCATCGAGGAACTCACGGCTGAAGTCAAGGCACTTGAC